GACCTCTATTTGTAGATTCTTTTTCGAAACCAACTATCTTCCCACCTTTATGTGAAGCGTCTTTTCCATCATTATTACCGTAAGTACCTTTTTTTCTATTATACTGATTTAATTCTGCTCTGTATTTTTTTGCCTTTGTAGATGAACCATATTTCTTATATTCTGCTTTATAATCTCTGTCTTCATTTACAGATTCCATTGGATGACTTTTCATATATTTAACAAATTGTCTTGCACCATCAATATATCCTAACAATTCTTTCTTATCTACTCCTTTAAACATGGGATCTTTCAATACTATTTTAAGAATAGCCTTTAAATTTTTATTTTTATTTCGTAATACTATACCTTGTAATACATCGGATTGGTCGGTAGTTAATATACCCATTCCGGCTTCATTTACGGATTCACTATATTTTGCATTCCATTTTTTATCTTTTAACATTTTTTCCATAGTAGTAAATTGTGCCGCGAGAAAATGAACTTCACGAATTACTGCGTTATCATCTTGTTTTCTAAGAGCTTTTAATAAATCCCTAATATAAATACCTGCATGTTTCGCCATAGTATTAAGTTGAGAATAGCCTTGTGGTTTAATAGCTTCATTTATGGATTCCACTACATCAAATGTAATATCCTTACCTTTTCTTTTAGTAGCCACATCTATAAGACTTTTAAGTTGATAATTACCCATTCTGGTTTTTAGTTTTTTAAGATGTTTCGTAACAAATCTCCTATCACCTTCAAACTTTTGTTTACCTTTTTTATCCCAAACTCCATACCAACCAGGAGTATCTGTTAATCTTATGTGGTATTTAGTAAATCCTTCATTTACGGATTCTAATTCTGTACCAGTACGATAACTTTTATACGGATATCCTCTTTGATAATTTATAGTAGCCTGTATTGCTTGATTTATTTTTAACTTGCGTCGTTTATATTCATAAAAATACTCAGCTGCAACAATAGCCAATTCTTTAGGAAAATATCTATTTTTAGATGTTATATAAGATGCTACACTATCTATATCAGAACTGGTTAATTTTTTTCTAAATTTTTTATCTAAATCTTTAAATGTAGATGTAATATTTCTTCTTAAAGGTGAATTTTTTATTCTTTTTTCATTTACGGATTCTTTAATAATCCATCCTTTTTTTATTGCTTGTGCCCAAGTTTTCTTTGTATGATATTCTTTTCTATTACCTGAAGCAACAAACATATAACTTGTTCCTGCTGGATCTTCAGGTATTCCACGATTACCGTGTGTAATTTTTTTCAATGTATATACTTTTCGTGGGTCATTCTTGTGTCTAATCTTTTGTCCGACTTTAAGTTTTGGGTCTTTAACTGCTTCTTTTATATCACTTTTACCTGAAAGTTTATATCCTAAGACTTCAGCATTCTTTTTTCGTTGGTCATTCCACTCATCGGTGAATCCACCATCATATTTTTCAAGTTCTTCTCTTACCATATCACTAAGATAAGCTGATAATCTTGATTTATATTCGTCCACAGGTTCTTCCTTATGTTTTACCCAAACTGGGTGTTCTTCACCACTATATGGTCATGTATGGTGACCAGGTTTCATTATCTAATATACTTTTTAAGTGATTTGATAAAATCGTTTTTAGCACCACCACCAAATTCAGTTTTGACTAAAAATGCAACACCTCGTGCAACTTCATCTAAACTGAGTGCAATGCCATCTTTTTTACCCTTTTTCTCGGCCTTTCTAAATCCATCCAAGAAACCTTTATATACCCAAGTCCAAAGAGATTCGTTTTCCTCATTTAGTTTTTCATCTAGACGAAAGGTTCTCCACTTTCTATTCATATTAAATACTTGTTTCTTTTTCATTTTATAGTCCTTTTTTGACTTTTCGTACATACCTCATTAGATCATTTGGTTCTATGTTCATAGCACCCACAACACGACCAAGTATGGCAGTTACACGTCTACGATTTAACCTTGCACCTTGAACTGCATTAATAAATTTTTTCATATACCGTTCTATCTGTGCTGGAATTGGTTGATCAAAAGCAGAATCATCTTCTTCAATTATATTTTTGATTTCTTCTCTAATGACCTTCCTAAGAATATCTTCTGTCATTTTATTTCTCCTATTTTCAACAATTCCACCATAAGCAGTTTTGTTTTTTCGTTTTAATTCTTTATCTATTTTTTTAAGTTTATTAGAATCTATTGCAAATCTTATTTCTAAAAAATCTCCAGCTACATTATTTACTTTAACATTTTTTACACCATGTTTTCTCAATATTGTAAGTGCTGTTTTTGTCATAAATCTTTTATTTCCACTAATAGTATGAAAATTTACTGACTCATCCAATTCATGTCCAGTTCTTGCTGCATATTGTTTTGCATAATGAGCATCATCTTTTGTTTTTTGCATTAAAGCTTTATATTGATCTGCCTTAGACATTGGTTCATCCTCTTTCTTCTTAAATTTATCTCTAAGTTTTTGAAAAATTCCTACGGCCTTTTTATGAGAAGGATGTTGTCTATTTCCCAAAGCTGTTGTTGCTTTATTAGTTCTGCCTGTCTGTGCATTTTTTAATTGGATAGTTGCCATTGCCGCTGCGGCCATTGCTCCTGGATTTTCTTTTAATAATGTTTCTAATTGTACTTTATCCATATTTATTCTCCACGAATAATATCGTTAATTATAGCCTCAACTTTACAGTATTTTCCACAAGTTCTACCTTCTGGTTGTTTCTCAACACCTTCTTTTATTGGATGCATGAATGCTCCGTGTGTAGATGGATTAGAAACAAAATCAAATGCAATCAATTCAAAATCACTCTGAACTGTTTGACCATCACCCTCTTGCATAGGTTCTACTGAACCTAAACCACGAGAACTTATACCTAACTTAATACCTGCCTTAAATAATTCACCAAGTATATTCCCACTTGGAGTTCCAAGAACTTCGACTGAACCAATTAAATTCTTACCTTCCCAATGCATCTCTGTTACATTGTGTGATACATTCTGTAAATTAACAACAGAACTTTCAGGGTGGTCTAATTCACCCATTGCACGTTTTTGAGTTACAAAGTTGGTAGCATATTTCTTTGATTCTCGTTGTAATATTCCATGTGGATATACTCTACCATTTTGGTTTTTGGCGTCTGACCGTTGTAATACTCCATGAACGATTAAACGACCATTATTTTCTTTAAGAGACTCGTTTATTTGTTCTCTTGTTATTTCAAACGGTAAATAATCTACTATTAATTGTCTTGCCATCTTTTTACTCCTATCTCATAAAATCAAATTCTTGATCTTTAAAAATCTGTTCAAATTCTTCTACATAATCTTTTGCTAAAGATTTTCTTTGTCTTTTTGGAAAAACATCTAAATGATTTCCACCATATGACTTAACATATCGTTTAGCACCATCATCAATCAAATACATAAATGCCTTTGAAGCTAAACCTTTACGGTATTTTCCTTGTTTCTTCTTACTCGACAAATTCTTTAATATCGGCATATACCTCTGACGATAAAGACTAGCGTCATTATCAATATAAAGTTTCAATTCTTTCATTTCATCTGAAAGTCCCCTTTCGAGTAATAAATCTTTAAGTTTAATCATTATTTAACCCATAGAATCATCGTTTACCGTCCATTCAACATTAACACCACTTGTATCAATCACTCCTTGAATGGCCTTTTCAATATCTTCTACGAAACTTTCCTCGGTGGTTTCATTATCTGTATAATCAACTTTCATATCAATCCGTATAGGAAATAATGCATGTTGTTCATTTATTTTGTATTTTTCCATCACACCTTTAAGTGTAGGTAATGGATCACCAAATTCCCTCTTACCAAAAAGTCTATCATAATTCTCTTTTAATATATGTTTTTTCATCTATCTTTCCTCATCATTATTTCGTGTCTAAGTTCTTCTAACTTCTTAATCCACACAGTTAAATGTTTAATCATATAATTCTTATCTACATCTTTTCGTTGCGTCTCGGTATACCACCTCTTTAAAAGTGTAGATATACTGAACAACGAATCCATATAGGATTTTTTGTTCTCTTGGAAGGTCATATTTAATATTAGTGTAACTGACCAACCTTATTCGCTAATTTAACTAATCTCTCACTAATTTTATTTAGAGCCTTGTGTGTATTCTTCCAATAATCTCGTGAATCCACTTTTAACTCATTTTTTAATTTAACATTATACCTAACAACTCGTTCTAATTCTTTTAAAGAATCACGGGTTTCTCTCATGGCTATACCGATTTTTTGCTTAGGACTTAAACTATCATCATTTCTCCAAGCGTGATATCTACCTTCATTTACGGATTCTTTCTTTATCTTGATTTCTCCTTCTGTAAATCCTGTCTTTTGAGCCTTTTGAACTCCTAACCAATGTTCATCATCAAATATAGCTTTACCAACTTTAATATTTTGATTTGACCACATCTTTTTTGAAATTTGTATTGCATCTTTGGCTGATTTTGCTTTAACCCATTGGTCGTGAGTTCTACCAGGTTGGTCTGGATAAGTCATAGTAACTTTCCAAGCCGGTAAAGATACAAATTTATTCTTTCCGTAATATTGTTTTACAAATTTTTCAACTTTTGAACCCAACTTAGCATACATAAATTCGTTAAGTTTTCCTTCATTTACGGATTCAGTTTTTCTCAACTTCGGGTCTTTTGCAATAAAATGACCAGTTCCATCAGTTGGTTCATCATGACCTCCCGTGTAACCGGCCTTGCCCTTACCTTTACCTTTTTTATTACTACCACCAAATGCATGCGGTGTGTTGTAACTACCACCTACACTTGAAGTAGAATTGGCTTCATCTAATTCTTGTCTAATTAATTCCCTAACAAGTTTACGAATTAAACCTTCTCTAACCCGTGACATTGTGTAGTTCCTTGATGAGTTCATAATACCTCATTAATGCCACAACCTGCTTGTCTTTCACAATCTTACCTTTTGATAAAGTATCACTCTGTTTAATTGCTTCTGTTAATTTAATCTTAGTTACTTTATCATCAATTCTTGGTAAAAATTTACTAAGAATTTTCTTAATTTTCATAACTTCACTATCTACAAATTCTCTTAACGAATTAGTATTAGAAATATTATTAACATACTCTTTCAATAAATTTCGTTGCATAGAATTAAGATTTTTATACTTACCATTAAAATTATCTACCATTAATTGATAAGAAAGTAATCTTAAATCTTTATCTTCATTCTTAAATTCAGAAATTACTTTGCTGTCTGTATCACGTGGTTTTACTTTGTTACGGGTGATATGTTCTATAATAGAAAAATTACTATCTACTTCTTCTTTTGGATCAAATACAGGAGTTGTTTCTGCTAAAAATGTTTTATAAATAGAAGCATATACTTTATAGTTAGGAATTCGTGCTCTGAAAAAATCTTCCACAGTATAGTTCTTCTTAATCTCTTTAATAAGATTATATTTTTCATTACGAAGTTTTTTATTCTGTAATTTTTCTCTAGCTCTTATTACAGCATCAACTAATTTTTCTGCTTTCCGAGACGAATTATAATTTTCTTTTAACAAAACTTGATATAATTGATTTTCTTTACCAAGTTCTGTCTTTTCGTTAAAGTATTTTTTTAACACCTCTACAGATTTACTTTTATCATCACCATTCATCACATCTACAGTGATCTGTCGGGACAATAATTCAAAAAGAATTCCCGTATTTTTAATCTTCGAGTGCTTTACACGTTGGGCCATAATCTATGCTCCTAAATAAGTATATTTCTTCAACTATAAATATAAAAACTTCTAATAATTCATCGTTTAAGTATCACTTAAAGATGAAGATACTTCGTTTTTATATTCTTCTTCCACATCAGTCGTTTCAACCAAGATTTTCTTCTCTTCACGACTTACTTTTCCTAAACTTTTCTTTAATGCGTCATAATGTGCCAACGCAATTCCGTATTTTGGACTACCACTACCACCTTTTCTCTTATCATGTGCTCCAAGTGGATCACGACCCCTTATACTTGAGTCTTTTCCGTGTTTAGGTCCTTCTCCTGGACGACCACTTCCTGGCCAACCATCATCTGGTATATTTATCTCTAATTCTTTACCACTTCTTCCTTGTCTTGCTCCAGGTGGTTGTGCTCCAGGTACTCCTGGCATTTGACCTTCTGCACCACCCGCATCCATCATTGCTCCTTGTGTTCCAACTGCTTCTTCAGTCTGAACTGGATCATTTCCTTCCATTTCAATCTGAGACCATCTAAACTTCCGTTTTTGGTCTTTGATGAGTCCAAGTCTAACTTCTTTTTTCTCTTCTTCTGTAAATTTAAATACATTATCATAAATCCACTCAGTATCTGCTATCTTTGCATCCATTAGACTTGTAGCAAGACTTTGTTTATTATTCCACAACTCAATCTTTTCTTCTTCATATATTGTAGATGGATTTTTTAAATCTAATTCAAAATTAACAAGTTCATCATCTGTATATCCTTGTGCGTATAAATGAACTATTGCAATTTTAGTTAATTCACTAACTACAATTCTTTGTATTCTTTCAATTGTTCTTGCGAATCTAACATCTTCTGCAGCTAACGTAGCTTTACTACCAACTGCTTCATCATATCCAAGAAATGCCTTTGGTATTTTTAACGCGGCCATTAACTTATTTCTTAGGTACTCAATATCCTCTACTGCTTCATAAGTTAATCCTGCAAGACTATCAATCTGAGTTCCACTGTCTCCACCACGAACTGGTAAAAAGAAATCCTCTGTAAGATTTTGAATGTTATATTTTAAATTGTAATCACCTGTATTTTGGTCGATAACAGGAGCTTTCTTCATCTTATTGATAATCTTTTGCATAAAATTTTCAACTTCTGCAGGTGGAATATTTCCAATATCAATTTTGAAAACTCTCTTTTCTGGTGCTCTCATGATTCTATGAATTAACATAGCATCTTCCATTAAAGATAACTGTTTCCAAATCTTACGGGCTCCTTCAATCATACCTTTTCCATATGGTATGAAATTTGCATCTGAAAGTAATCTAAAATGTGCTATTTCATAGTTTTCTAATTCTTTATTTCCTGCCATATGTCCTGAATGTCTGTTATCACCTTCTTCAACCATAAACTGAACATAATATGGATTCTCTGGATCCTCACCTTCAATACGAGTAACATCATATGCTGAAAGTGGAATTACATTCGTAACACCATACTTTTCTTTAATGTCTAAATAAAGATAGAAATCTCCATATTTACATAAGTTACGAACCCACGGCCATAAATTGAATTCTATATTCAATATATCGTAAAAAAGATTATGTAGAATATCGTGAATATTTTCATTTTCTGAACGAATCTCCAATACCTCACCATATTCTGATTTCATCGTGGATTCATCTGCATAAATATCAAGTGCAGATGATATAATTGCATCTGCATCCATTTCTTCATAATCTCTAAATAGAGACAATCTTTCTGCCTGAAAACTGATTGCCTGTGCGTGTCCATATCCACCCGTTGTTAAGTTAGAATGGAGTCTTGACCATCTATCTACAAGACGGTTTCTCTCCATTGCCTGAACTCTATCAGTATCAGCTATTTTTAACGTTTTTCCACCTGCATGTCTTACAATGACATTTGTGGAAAATAATCGTTGTAGTCTTGCTCTTAAACTTGTATTTGCCATTTTATCCTCTTATTATTTTATTAACCAAGTTAGATCTTCTTTTTCACCTTGTACTTCCCAATCCCAACCTTCGGCTGTTTCCTCTTGAGGAGTATAAACTGGTTCATAATCTAACATTTTATTTAAGACTGTTTTTTGTA